GGGAAGCTCTCCCCCTTTTGGGCTATAATGGTCACAATAGCCCGAAGCGTCAATCCGGCAATTTATCCCTACCTCGCTTTCCCCCCAAACTTTTCCGCCGTCCGCATGGCTCCCAGACCAAGCAACGACAACAGCACGGTCACCAGGGTCTCCGTCCCGGACAGTTCCGGCAATTCCGTGACCTGAGGGAAGAAGTTCACCGTGATCCAGGTCAGCATGTCAAACAGGATGAAGTGCCAGAGCAGCGCGAACCCGCAGACCCAGCCGATGAACGGTCGCCAGCCGGCGACGAAAATGGAGCGGTGCCCGGCCTCGATCTTGTTGAGTTCGATCTGAGCCAGGCTCGGTTTCATCATCATCTTCGCCTTAATCACCTCGGCCGCGCGCTTCTCGTCGTCGGTCTCGACGAACTGGTCGATGATGTTGGCGACGCCCTCGGCGGCCGACACCACCCCGCCGCCGACGATCGATCCGAATATCTTGTCCAGCATGATCTACTCCGCAATCTCGAAATGGACGAGATCGTCGAAGGAATTGTCCCGGACCTCGGTGTCTCGGTCCCAGTCACCACCCCAGCGCAGGGTGATGTCCATGGCCTTGGCGGTCGCCAATACGTAACCGGCGAACAACGTCTGTCGCTCACGGTCGTCCCATTGGATGGGATAAGGCGTCACATCGACGGCCGAGGACGGCACGGTGTTGTGCTTGCCGTTCGGCCAGCGGACCTTGCTCTTGCCCTCATCCACCATCCGGTTCTGACGTTCCTTGTTCCGGTGGCCTTCGATGATGGTGCAGTCGAAGTTCCTCACCACTTCATGAAAAACCTGCTGCAGGCGCGCATCGCAGGTGGCGAGCTTGGAAATCGACCTGTCGGAAAAACTCGGCATCAGTTTCCTCCAAACAGCCTGAGCTTGATGGCGACGCCCGCCATGAGGGCCAGGATCAACCCGGTGGTGATCAACCTGACAACGGTCGACCAGGCGGTATGTTTGGCCACCCGAAACGCACCCAGCAGGGAACGCAGATCGCGGATGTCGTTGGCGGCGTGCTCGTCGACCAAGCCGACATTGGCCAGGGCTTTTTTGGCTCCACGCTGGGCGGCCAGTTCCAGGAGTTCCTCGAACTCCTCTTCGGGCACGCGGACATGCCCGTCCTCCATGGAAGGACGATTCATTTTCTGATTCCTTGGTATTGGTGGTTGGATCAGGCGGCGAGATCGGCAGTGTGAACGGCGTCGTTCTCGGCGACGGCGGTGATTTCGACGTGCTCGCCGCGTGGCTTGACGGCGATGACCCGGGCCTTGGCGCCCCAGGCCTCACCCGCCCCGAAGGCGAAGTGGGTGCGTTCCTCGGATGTGTCGGTATAAGGCGTGATGTCCAAGGCCTCCATGAGGTGGACCTGCCGGTCATTCCCGGCCACGGCTTCCACCTGGAACGGCCCGGCGAGAGACCCGTCGCGGCGGCGAAGGGCGATGTAATGGCCGGCGTTTGGCTCCCAAATCAGCGGCTCGGAGAGCGTCAGCACTTGCGCTTGTTCGTCCCAATCAACCACCTCGCCGCCCTGGCCCCAGTGGGGCATGTCGTGAGTGACGGCGACCAGGTCGCCATAGGTCGGAATCATCCCCTCCAATTCCGTCGACCAGGAGACCAGCTTGCGGCGATAGCGATTATCGGCGGCCATGTAGAGGCCTTCCCGTCCCGCCTGGGCCTCGCCCGTACAGCCGAACAAGGTCACCTTGGCTGGTTGCTCCACGGCACTACCGGGGAGCGCCACCGTGATCTCGTCCGGCTTCCAGGTGCGGGCGTTGAAGAAGGCGACGGTCACCGCGTCGGCCGTTTCCTCCCCGGGCATGATGTATTGAATCCTGAAGGAGCCCTTGACGATATTGCGCGGGCCAAACATGGCGATGGGCAGGGTTTGAGCAGCATCCCGGAATATCCGCACGACGCCCCCTTGCAGCACCGGCACGGCGCGGCCGCACCGGGCGATCCGGATCAAGGCCTCCCACACGGTCATGGAACTGTCGAAGATGCCGTTGAACTCGTCTCCCCTGGCGGTCCAGACCTGGTCCAGCGCGTGCAGAGCACTGAGATCGATCCGGGTGTCAGCCAGCTTGGCGCCGTATTCGGCCCGGCAGGCGTCAGCGAAGGCCCAGGCGATGGAGCGGGTGGGCGCAGGCGCGCTCCATCCCGTTACCGGGTCCCAGACAGGCAGCCTGCGGGTGACGATGCAGTTGATCATGCGCGACGAGCGCTGCGACAGGTTGTCGGTGGCCCGCATCTTGACTGCCAGCAGGGTCACGTCACCGAAGTCCGGCGTGCCCTCCAGATATGCCCGGAGAGCGCCCCAGCGCAGTGCGTGTCCGGCACGCGAAGAGGTGTCTTTGGCGTCGGTGCGTATGAGTTGGACCTCGTAACGTCCAGACGTGACCGGGTATTTGAAGCTGAGCCGAATCGCGGTATTGGTCGCCGCCGTATGGGTCTCACTGGCCAGCGTAACCCAGGCGCCGGTGGCAACCCCGTCATCGTCGATGGTTCGGGCCTGCACGTCCCAGGTTATGGTGCGGGCATCCAGCCCGCCCGCATCGTTGGCGTAATAGAGGCCACGCGGGAATATGACGTCGATGCCGAGATTTCCGGCCTGGGTCACGGTCGGATTGGCTGTGAACGGACCGACGAACTCACCGCCGTCGCCGATGACCGTGGCATCCCAGTCGGCCCGTAGAACCGCTTGACCGTTATGAAGACAGATGGTCGGCCGGTCGAACTCGGCAATGCCCTGACCATCCAGCCAGCCCCGCACGGAAACAACCCGCGCCACGGGCAGCACTTCCCGGCCCCGCTCCGGACAGAACGGGTTATTCATCATGACGACGCAAGCCAGCATTATCTGGTAAACCTGTAAAAGCCTTCGACGCGCCAGCCGTTGAGGGCCAGTGACGTAAGGGATTGAAACGCCACCCCGGCCTCTTGGGCGCAATGGAGGACACCGCACTCATTTCCCTTGGCATCCACGTCGAGCCACACGCCGACATGGATGGGATAGCGAGCCTGGCGCATCAGCACGCAGTCGCCTTCGGCTGGGACTTTCACCAGATCCCAACGCCGCCGTTCCGGGTGATCACGGAAGTTCCTGGCGATGGAGAGAATGTCCTCCGGATTAGGGATGCCCGGCAGGATCCTCCCAAAGTGCTTCTCCTGGATATGGCGCACGAAAGCCCAACAATGAAAACTCCATGTTTCCCGGTCCGGCGTACCGCCGTCCTCGCCTCTTGCCGGCCCTTCCCCGGTGGTGGACCAGGGAATGCCGATATAGGTTTCCGCCCAATGTGTCATCTCGCCAACCCCGGAAACCGCTTCGCCGTATAGGTCTCCGACGGAAACGCCTTGCTGCCGATGTCGAGCATTCGAGCGCGGCCCGTGACCTGGAGCGCATTGGCCTCGACCTCGGTGAGCACCAGGGTAATCGGCGGGTCCATCTGCGGCCCTTCCAGATCGGTGGAGAGATATGGCCGGTAGGTGATCTCGATCTTGTCCTGGGTCGCCACCGCCGCGTCCAGGTGGCGGACGATCTCTCTGGAGACATTGTCCAGCGTCACCGTGATCTCCGGCACCGGCGCCGCGTCCACCGGTGGCAGCGATAGATCGAAGGCGAGCGCGATGAAGGTCACCATGACGCCGGCGTCGAGCGGCGCACCCGCCTCCAGCCTTGCTGTCAGGTCGGCATGATCCCGCACCACCCTGATGGCAGTAGGATTACCGGCGTCGTCCACAAAGGCAGGGTGACGGAGTTCGAGGGTATGCAGGATCACCACGTCGGAAGGTGCGGCGGCGTAGGCTTCGCGGATCGCGGCGGAAAGCGAAGGATCGGGCATGGCTGTTCAGACCGCCGCCCGTTCGGCCGGTTGGCGAATGACTCGGATCTTCTGAGGAAGTTCGGGACGTCGCAGCACAGATCCCTCGACCTCGACCAGCACCAGGCGGGTCAACCAGTAGAGCGCCACGGCGAACATGGCGAGATTCCAGGTGAAGCTGTTGTCGCAGGCCTGCCGCCAAAGATCGTCCTCCAGGAAGAAGCAGGCCCCTTTGCAGAGCTGTAGGACCGGGCAGTTCGTACACTCGGCCCGCGTTGACCAATGATGCGCGGTATCGAGGCGGATATTTTCGAAGTCGCCGACATGACCGATCCGGTGACGGGTGCCGGCACTGGTGTTCTGGCAGGTCATCACGTTGCCTTTCAGATCGACGGCGATGTTCTCCGGCCGGTCCATGCCGCACTTCTGGCCGAGGGTTGACGCGGGACGGCGATCGGCAAGAGAGCGGAAGAACTCTTCGCATTTGCGCCGGATCGTGGTGACGGACATGGACCGGCCCGTGACGGCTTCCCACCAGACGTCCTGCAGTATTGCGTCATGCTCGTCGGCATTCCCAGGGGACAACCCGAGACCACCCAGATCGTAGGGCAGGAGAAGCTCCTCGGTGCAGAGCGGCACGTCGCCCGGCGCGATGCCGAGACGCTCTCCAATATGCTCTCGCACCGCAACCAGAGAGCGGAAGTCCCGCGTCAGGACGCAATTGAACCCAATGTGCCCCTTTGGAAAGAGCCGATCGTAGAGCTTGCGGATGGCCGCGCAGCGGACCGGATCATCAAGCGGGTCTGGGCCGCGAGAGGTCGCCTGGCCGGGTCCGTCATGACTGATGCCGACGTGGAACCCAAGGCGGTCAAGCCAGTCGATCTTCTCGTCGTCGATGAGCGAGCCGTTGGTGATAATGTTAAACTCGGCAACCGGGTATGCCGCCCGCAGACCGTCGCCGAGTGATCTCAGCGCCTTCCAATAGACGAAGGGCTCGCCACCCCAGAACTCGATCCGCAATCCCCTCCCGTCAGCGCCGTCGAACCAGGTCGGCAGGTTCCCGAGAAACGCCTCGACATCATCGAGGTTGCCCTGAATTTCGTGGGGCTGGCTCGCCTGATTGCAATAGGCGCAGGCGTAGTTGCACTTGAGCCCCATCTGGATCTTGAGCACACGCACCTCGCGTGACTTGGACGCGGGATTGTCCGGGCTGACCGCGAATGCCGTCGACCAATCCCGATCTTCTCGGGCGTAGTTCATTCCGACAGCGGCAAGGCTCACCGGCTCGCCACTATATTCCCAGACGAGCTCGGAGACATGTGGCCGATATAGCAGATGACGCAGATATCCGTTCCGGCCCGCCATGGCGAGCCGGTATTCGAGTTCATCGGTCATGGGTCAGGAAACCTCGATTAGATTGCGTGCGTTGGCGCCGTTTTCCTGGGCGTCGAGCCAAGCCAGCACCCGGTGCTTTTCTTTCGACAGCCGACAGTCGACATCGTGGGTGTTCGAAAGATGGCAATTGCCCCTGCACCAGGTCCGGATCGGGCAGGAGCGGCAATTGGCGCTGTCGATCCATCGCCGGGACAGGGACAGCGCGTTTTTTTCGTTTTCGTTCCTGGGCCCGCTGCCGGAGAACAGCTCGCCCGTGCGCGCGATGGGCCGAACGTTGTGGTGACAGGTGTAGCGGTTGCCGGCGAGATCGACCGAGAGATGCCGGTCGTTGTGGCAAAGCGGCGGTGCGCCCTCCTCGGGATTCAACGTGGCCCGCCAGTCCCTGAGGTGACCGGCGAATACCCTCGTGGCATGTCGGTGGCCATCCAAACTCGCCCTGGCGAGATCCCAGAGATGCGGGACATGGCGATCGAGGTCGTCGTGGGTCAGGTAGTAGATCGGCTCGCACCCATCGGTCGCCCGCACCCAATGCACGTAGGGCCAGAATGGGCGAGAGAAGCGATCCTCAAGCGCCTTCAGTTCTTCGAACCAGGGCCAGGCGACGAGCGAGCCATGGTGGAACAGGAACGAGACGCTGGACCGTTTCAGGCGCGCGACCTGCTCCCAGTTGGGCTCTCCCGCCCCCTCATGACGGCTGACGACGACAAAGGCGCCCCAGGCGTTGAGGCGTTCCACATGCGCGTCTGTCAGCAGGGACCCGTTGGTCACGAACTTGACGAAGTCGAACGTGATCCCGGCATCGAGAAAGGCTTCATGGATGGCCTCGATCCGCCGCCAGTAGAGCAGCGGCTCGCCGCCCCAATAGGCGACCTCCCTGATGTCCCGCGCCTGGACATAGGGAACGACACGCTCGATGAACGGATCAACCGCGTCGCGGCCCTTCGCTCCATCGGCATGGGTCGCCTGCAGGCAATAGCCGCAACGGAAGTTGCAGGCATGGCCCAAATGGATATTCAGCATCAGACGACGGCGAGGGTATGCTCGGCGAGGCCGGAGACATGGCGGAAACCGGCCTTGATGCGGATGCTCTCGCCGGCTTTGAGCCCGAGCGCCATGACGCGGACCTCGGCCGCGCCGGCAACGGGAACGGCCCGTTGCAGCGGCAGATAGCCGCCCGTGCTCTCCAGGAACACTTCCGGCGCCGCGTCGTTGACAGGGTTCCCGGCCCAGTCGGTGACCGCGAGAGAAAGAGAGACGGAGCCGTTTGCCGGCACGCTGTCAGGTCCTGTAAACCCGAGCTTCGGGAACGCCTGCCCCGCCCCCTTTAGCACCTCCTCGTAGGTCGTCTCCGCACCCGGGTCGAGATTGCCGATAAAACCATAGTCGGGATTGAGCGTCAGGCTGAAGCTGCAGACACCGAAATCGCCGGCGGCGAAGGGGGCGTAGATCTGCAGCGCGCAGTTGATCCCCTTGAGGGCGAGAAGACGGGGTGTGCGAACACGCGAATCCTTGCTGTCGATGTATCGGTTGAACGGCGTTCCCGGGGTTCCCTCCCGATCCAACGGGAAAACCCAGTTGCCGTAATCGGTCCATTCCGAGCGACCGAGCGGGCCGTCCAGGTCGAGAACGGCGGAACCGAGAAACTCGAAGGCGCGACCATCGAAGCGCTCGTGCAGCAGATGCCCGGCGATCAGACGTCCACGCCAGTCCCGCTCCCGGCCTTTCGACTGAGCGGCGAGCCGTGCGGCCACGCCTGCTCCCTTGAGGACCCGACTACCGCTTTCCTTGGCCGTGACACCTTCCGCCTCCCGGAACGTCCTGAGCGTCACCTTGCGCGGTGACTTCATGACCTGAACAAGGACCGGCACCGACAGCTCGAAGAAGTGCCTCGTAAATGGCTGAATCATGATCGCTCCTCAGGCATCGCCGCAATTACAGTCGCAATCGCACGCGCAGTTACAGTTGCAATTGTAGTTGGAGTAGCAGTTGAAACCGCCGCAATTGCAGTTGTTGTAGTCTCGCCGATATTCCCCGCCACCGATCTCGTCGGCGGCGAGGTTGTAGGAGCCATAGACGAAGCCGACCGAGACAGGCTGGTATCCGATCGTCTGGCCGCCCGCGAAGTCGTAGCCGCTGGGGTTACCGGGCGAGAACCCGAGCCCCCAGGTCCACCAGTCCCCGTCGGGCGGCGTCCACAGCGGATCGCTGTTGCAGTTCCCGCCCGGGAGATAGCCGGCGCAGTTATTGATGCGGTCGTCGTAGTATTGGCTGACCCGGTTGAGCTCGCCGATATCGGTGCCGTCGGCAATCTGAAACCCGGTGTTCCGGCCATCATCGCCGGCGACGCCCGAGCGGACGGTGCCGGTCGCCACTAGGTTCGGCAGAGCCAGGTCGCCGGACATGGAATCGCCGCTTTTCGCGACACGGCTTGCGAGATCGACCTCGGCATATTCGAGACCCGTCTCGTCCTGCTTTTGTCGAAGATAACGCCCGGCTTCTCCCGTGGCAGTTGGCAGGTTCAGCGAGGCGGCGGCTCCGCTCGCTTCCGAGGCGCTGGCGGCAGACGCCGACGCGGAAATGGCGGCGGCATCGGCGCTGGCGGAAGCTTCCGTAGCTTTCGTCGTCGCGACGCCGGCACTCGCACCGGCATTGGTCTCGGAAGTCGCAGCAGCGGCCGCACTGGCGGCAGCGCCCGATTCCGAGACGGCGCTCGCCGATTGGCTTGCGGCGGCCTGACCGGCACTTACGTTCGCCGCATCGCGGGCCACTTCGGCGGCGATCTTCGCGGTATCGGTATTCGACTCTGAGGTGGCGGCTCCGGTTTCAGCCGCTTCCGCACCCAGTCGGGCTGTATTCGATGCTGCCTCGGCGATCTCCGATGCGGTGCGCGCGGTTTCCGCAGCGGCGGCGCTGGCCGAGGCGTCCGCAACCTTTTGGTCGAGTTCGACGCGGCTCGCGTCGATGTCCGCTTCGATGTCGGCGACTGCCTTGGCCAACGTTTTGACCGGTCCGGACTCGGTTGCAACGGTGGAAACGGCATCACCATTAACGACGTCGTGCAGCTTGGCGCTCGCAGCCGTGGCCTTATCGACGGCCGCCTGCAGGTCGGTCTGCATTGTCATATAAAGTTCCTCCTACCAGGAATAGGGGCCGAACAACGTCACGTTCACCAGCCCATGCAGCCGATCAACGGTGGCAAACAAGTCGGCCAGATCGCTGTCGAGCGCGATGGCCAACGCGTCCTCGGTCAAAACTGGCCGCTCACGGATTTCCAGTTCACTGATGACCTCCCACAAGACTCCCGACCGGGGTCGGGCATCGAAGGGACGAGTGAACCGGGCCTCGTGGATTGACATCCCGATACCGCCCAAAAGCTCGATCTCAAACCACTCGCCGCCTTCCTTGGCATGCCAGCGATACCAGGACTCGAACAGGGCGAACTGTTCCTTGCGGAACGTCCAACGCACGGATATCCGGCTCGGCACCTGGGTATAACGGCGGCGCTGGCGGGCGGGACCAGCCTCCATCTCTGTGCGAAGAATCGCCTCGCCGGGATGGACGCCGTAGCCGTCGATGGTGGGCAGCGGCAAAGTCACCGGCCAACTTATTGTCATTCCCTGTCCGGGCTACGCCCGTCCTCGCCTCTTGCAACCATCAATAACTCCCCGCCGCCGGGTTGAGCCCATATCGGCGTTCAAGGGTCGGGGCCAGGCCTTCACCGCGCCCGATGTTGCGCGAAAGCCGTCCCTCGACCTTCTCGACGACGATGTCCAGACCGAGGTTGCCGTTATCGTCCCGGCGCGTTTGAACCTTGGCTTCCGTTCCCGGTGCCCGGTTATCCACGTTGACGACAACCTTGACCTCCGGTTTTTGCCCCATTCTTGCGCCCAGCGCCCGCATTTGGCCGGGCGTGAACACGGTCTCGCCACGCTTGGCGATGATGGGAACTTCGTTGCCGACGACACCGCCGGAATGGAAGCGTGGAGCATTGTTGAACACCACCGGGTCGACGGAACGTGCGCCGAGATGGTCGACCCCAATTACACCGCCGTTATGGGCAATCTGGACCGGCCCGCCGCCGGCGTCTTGAATGGTCCCGCCACCGCCGAACAGGCTGCTGCCGATGGCTCCGAACACGTTCTCCAGAAAGCCGCTGAATGGTTTGATCACCGCCATGCGGTAGGCGGCCCGTAGCGCTTCCTCGGCAATGGTATTGAACAGGTCGGTAGCGCTGACCTTACCGGTCGTCGCCCACTGGACGAACGCGTCCTCGCCGGCCTTCAACGAGCGGGTCGTGACCTGTTCGAATTGCTTGGCGGCGTTGGACGCCTCGTCGGCGTAATCGCGCAACGCCCGAATGGCACCAGCCGACCACTCCCGGCTGGCCCGCAGCATGCGGTCATAGGCCTCTTCCGAGGCTCGGGCGAAAGTCTCCTGAGAAATTGCTCTCTCGTCCAGTAGCCGGTTCAGATCCACGATCTCGGCCTTGTAGGCTTCCTCGGCCGTCCGCAGGCTTTCCGTGAGGGCGCGGCCTTTCTCCTTGAGCTTGGCCGCTTCCTGCTCAGCCTTGTTACCGGCTTCGATGGCCTGTTGCTCGTCGAACAGGGTGCCGGCCAGTTCCCGCACTTGGCGGCGCTGCTCATCCGTCGCTTCCGCCGATAGCCGCCGCAGAGCCTGAGAGACGAATCGCTGTTTGTCGGTCATGGCCAGAGCATCATGCTCGGCACGCAGCCCTTCGATGATCTTCCGGTTGGCTTCCGTGATCCGGTTGGCCGCTTCCAGTTCCCTGGCCGCCAATCGCGCCAGCTTGGCGTCACGGACGGCTGCCGCTTGGGTTATCAGAGCATCCACCTGGGCCTGGTTACTCCCGTCCGGGGCCAACAACGCCATTACGTCCTTGGCCAGCCGTTTGTACTCGGCCCGGATTTTGGCGGCGCCTTCGTAGGTCAAGGCGAACAACTGCTGCTGCAGCTTGGCCTCAATCCGGGTGATGGATTTGGCGCGGGCCTCGGCGGCCTTGAGGTCGATCCCGGCGGTGGGAGCATTGTGTGCTGCCTTGCCCATCCGAGATTTCTTATCCAGGGCGGATTGCAGCTCCTTCCGTATCTTCTCGAACTCGGCGCGGCGAGCTTTCAGGTCTTCGACGTCCGATCCGAACAAACTATCCAGGAAGCCGACGTCGTTCTCGGCGATCTGCTTGTCCAGATCGGCGATGGCGTCGCTCAATCCCTCGATGCCCCATTTGAGGGTGTTGATGTTCTGGTCAATGGGCTTCTTGTCGGTCAGGACGTCGTAGAGGATGTTCATGCCGTCCGATGCCGCCTGGATCGACCAGGCGACGCCACTCAGGGTCTCGGCGACGATGGAACTGGTGCCGGTGACCCTGTCCAGGGTTCCCAGCAATTCCGAAAACGCATTGTCCAACTGGACCGTAGCCCGGTCGATGGAGAGCGGGATATCGGCGAACTCCCGGGCGATCTCCGGGGCCTGCTTGACCAGGGCCTCGAACACGTCCCCTGACAACACACGACCCTGTAGCACCATCTGGCGAAGCTGGCCGACCGTCACGCCCATGCCGTTGGCGATGCGGACCGCCACCTCGGGGATATTTTCCAGGAGACTGTTGAATTCCTCGGCCCGGAACACCCCGGCGGACAGGCCTTGCGAAAACTGCAGTAAGCCCGCCTTCATAGCGGACGTGCTGGCCCCACCGATGACGCCCAGCTTTTGCACCACGTCGACGAGATCGAGGATTTGCGCATTCGTGGCCCCAAGCTCCGGCGCCGAGCGCGCCAGGCTTTGGAACAGCCCGACGGTGCTTTCCAGCGCAGCGCCGTTGGCGTTCGACAAGTCCATCAGCGCCCGGGAAACCGCCTCGTAATCGCCGGTCGCCTTAGTGGCGGTCTTGATCCGGGTCTGCAGGACCTTATAGGCGTCGGCCTGCATGACGAGGGATCGGGCGAACCCGGCCAGGGCGAACCCGGCGAGCACACCACTTAATATCCCGATGCCGCTCTTGAGCGTCTTGGCGCGACCGGCCAGGGTGGAAAGTCCACGCGACGCCTTGCCGCTGGCCGTTTCGATTTTCCTGAGCGACTTATCGCCGGTCCGGCCCACGTCCATGAGCTCGGCCTTGACCTTGCCGCCGCCATCGACGGTGAGGCGGATAGCGTAGGTGTTCTGGGTTTTGGGCATGGGTCAGTCCGTATTGTCTTCTTGGACGGTGGCCGCAGCCATCGCCTCGATCATTCCCGCTTCCGCCGCGCTCAAAAGCTCGGAGACGACGCCAGCTTCAAAGCCTCTGGCCTCGGCGATGTGCAGGGCGGCGCTCATCTCGATGCCCAACACGTGACCCGATGGGGCCAGGCGAAGTTGCCCGAGAGAGGCCATGAGCACGTCCCAGGCCTGGTGTTCTTCCGGCGTTTGCAGAGCGTGTTCGTGGTAGGGGCAGCGCTCACCTGAAGCGCCTATTCCGCCTTGCGCGCAGATCGCGCCTTCTTCCCGGCACCCTTGGCAGTATCCGGGCCCTCCGCCGGGCTTGAAATGCCATCGACTGAGGGCCCTGATGCGTTTTTTGAGGCGTTGATCAATACCTGCTGCAAGGTCAGTTTTTGCAGAAACTGCTCACCCACCGGATAGAGAGACATGACGGCGGCGACGTTTTCGGGCGTAACCTCCGGGTCGTCCTCGATGCCGGACCAGGAGACGATATGCCGGATTGCGAGTTCCTTGGACAACTGGTCCTGAAACAGCCCGTCGCGCTCGGCCTCGTCATCCAGATCCGGCAGGCCGTCCAGGGGCAGGCCGCTTTCCCGGCGTTCCCTGACCTGACTTTCCAGGCTTTCGACCCGGCGCCGTGCCGCCGTTTGGGCCACCGCCATGCCCGCCGTGGTCAGCGGGCGCACGGTGACCATGACGCCGTAGGGAAGCTCGATGTCATAGGGTTCGGTTTGGGGTTTAAGGGAGATCATGCCCAGGTCCTCATGAATAGTCCGTCCCGTCCAGATCGTTGATGAGGGTCACCGTCAGCATCCGTCCGGCGGCATCGTTCTTGGCGCCTTGGAAATCGAAACTGGCCTGCACGCCGCCCGGGCCATCGACGGCCAGCTTCGGCTTGGGCAGGTAGACCTCATAAGCGGCAAACAGGACCTTGGACGCGCCGGCGGTGTACCCGAACTCCAGGTCCACCGGCGCGCCACCGGCAGCGGCGTCGATCAGGGTGGTATCGGCGAAGCGCACGTCGATGCGCCCGGTGAGTGCCGCCACCGTTGGATCCGCGCCCTCGATCAGCCGATCGGAGCGGATGGTCTCGATCTTCTCCAGGTTATTGGAATAGGTGAGCGAGCCTGAGGTCAGGTTGCCGACTGGCTGTCCGGCCTTGGTGATCGAGCCCTGGAACTGGCTGATGCGCGTAAATGCCAAGGTGCTGGGCGTGCCACCTTGCGTGGTCGCCGAGCGACTTTCTCCTTGGGCGACGGCGTTGATGGTCGCCGCCGCCGCGCCGGAGCGCTGGAACTCAAGCGCGATGGAATTGAACACCACACCCCCGTGCATGAAAAACGCCGGCACCTGCCCCATGCCAACCTCGATGGAATAGCTGGGCAGAACATCCGAGCCCGAGGCGAAGACGTGATCGAAGGTGCCGTCGAGATTGTCCGTCGTCGCAGGATCGCCAAGAAGCCCGGTCAGCCAGAAACCGAGATAGCGGGGATCCATGGGAACCGTAATGTCCCCTTCGTCGTTGATCACATCCTGCAGGGGGGCAAGGGGATCGCGCCCCTGGCCCAGCACCGGGTCGTCGATCAGGCCCTGTTCAGAGCCCAAGGCACAACTGTTGAAGGGCATGCGCACATAGTCGCCGGTCGGCGGGGCGCCATAGGTGGCTTCCCGTTTGAGCAGCAACGTTGCGCTCGAACCATAGGCTCGCGACATTGGGTGTCTCCTATATAAAGTGAATGGTTAGCCCAAGGAATCAACCGAGGGGGCTGTCGGTTTCGTACTCGACGGTCACGGCAACCGTGCCGGTCTTGATGGCGGGCGCGCCGGCCACGGCCTCGGTGTCGATCTCCGGGCGGCCGTAGGTCATGCCGAAGGCGAGGCCGCCGAGGGTCGGATCGGTTTCCAATGTGACCCCGACCGCCTGCACCAAGGTATCGAAGGCGGTATCGCGGGCACTGGCGTCGCCCTCCTCGACGTAGAGTTCGATCTCCACGTCGTGGCTGTAGTAGGCGCCGCCAAACCCGCCCAAGGCCGTGTCGGGCTCGCCCGGGTCGCCGTCGCGCACCACGATCAGGCCGCCGGCGGAGATTTTCTCTGGCACCGCCGAATTGCGCTCGACCTTGGCGCTGGGCACGGTCATGAGCAGCGCCTTGATCGCCTCGAGAACCCGTTCGGGTTTGCTGTTCGCCAATGTCTAATCCGTTCTCATGTGCTTGTTGATCAGTTTCGGGAGACGCCTCTCCCAGCGCTTCGCCTCTCGCTTCACGTCCAGGCGTTTCTTGAGGCGCACCTGCGGCACCATGATGAACATGACCACCGTGGCTATGCCCTGTTTCATGCGGCCTGTTTTTGTAAAGGCGCCGCCCTTGGCACGGCGGCCGACCCGGCCGGACTTGTTGATGCGAACACTGTCGACGACCAGCAGCGACGTACCGCGCGCCCTGTAGACAAACCGCAACGGCCCGAAGCGGTGCTCCGGGAAGTTGGACGGGTTGATCCGTTTACCTCCGACCCCGCGCTTGGGCGCCGCCGGCGTCGGGATGGCCAGCCAAAGGCCGGACTTGCTCCTAATCACCGCACCCTCATCGAAGATGCGAATGATCCGTGGGGCCTTGGACCAGACCAGGGTAGCGGCACGCATGGATGACTTGCCGCGCGGGTAGGTGTTCTCTCGCCAGGTCCGGGCCAGTCTCGGCCCTAAACCGGCGGCAACCACCTGCTTGCGCAAATCCCCCTTGAGCCCACGGCCCGCATCCTTGACACCAGCCGTCACGGCCTTGGAAAGGGTTCGCACCTCGGTTTCCATGTCCGCCAGGATAGAACCGGTAATGGAGGCCGCGAGCTTCATGCTGGTCTTGTGTCCAACGTCCAGACCAGCCGGTGGGGATCACGCCGTTCCGGCTCGCCCTGGACGACATAATCGGTGCCATCGATGGTAAGCAGATCGCCGGGATTGGGCTGAGCCACCTCCGACGCCCGAACCTCGAACAGAGCGGTTTCCGTGTGAACCCGGGTATTGCCAAAACCGACAATCTCGTCGGGACGTGTGGCGATTACCCGGATGTCCTTGGCGATACCACCCTGCGGGGTGTAGAGGGCGTCGATGCCGAACTCGGCGAACGTGACATCGAGCGTTTCCGATGCCAGGGTGACAAAGCTCATTCGTCCTGGCTCGGCGCGTCCGCTTCAGGCCTGGACGTGCCTGTTTTTTGGCCGCCTTTCTTGGCCGGTTGCTCCTCGACCAATGTGGCCAGCTTGCGCTCGACGAGCCTCAGGCCCTCGTCTTCGTTGATCTCGAAGGTCTCGCCGGGCGAATGGGTCTTCTTCCCGGCGACGACCATGACGTTGGCTTTTAGTTTCATGACCGCGCTCCTTACAATACGGTTGCGCAGAAGCTGGCGTTGGCCCGGTAGGGCACCACCAGGGCCGAGGACTGCAGCAGCATGTAGCGCACCGGCGGATCGTTCTCGGACCAGGACTTCACGAAATATTCCACCGGGCGGATGCCGGCGGCCTCGTCCAGGATGGCGCCGTGGTGACGCACCCCTTCCAGACCTTCGCGGGCAACCAGCAACACCGTGCCGGTCGGCAACAGCGTCTGGTCGACGCCGTCGTCATCCACGTAGACGTCGTTGTAGGTCCAGATGTCGAAGCTGCCGATGTTGCCGCGATAAACGGCCTTCTCGTCGGCGACGATGGGATCGAGCGAAAGCCCGATGGAGGTGCCGCGCCGCACATCGAACAGGGCCTTGACCTCGGGGTCCTTGAGAAACTCCTCGAAGGCGCTGTCCTCCATGATCACCGTGCGCGGGCTCAAGCCAGAATTTGTCCGCACCGTGATCGCCCAGGCGCGCAAGTCGGCCAGGGGACTGACCCCGGCCTGCCCCCAGCGGGCGGCGCCGGCGAGCGCCACCGTGTGGGCCGGGTCGCGCTGGAAGTCCACCACCTGGGTGGCGTAGCCTTCCCCGGAGACCACCTGCTTGCCGGTTTTGAGCACTTCCGTCGCCATGACCTCGAAACGGCGGTTCAGCATCTTGAGCATGTCGGCCAGGTTGTCGGCGACGGCGGCCTGAATGCGGGATTCGGGCGACATGGCGCCCATGATCGGCTCGCCCGCGCGGCGTTTGAGCCCCTGTTGGGGACGGACTACCCGCTTTTCCTTGAGGTAGGCGGGCTTGAAGCTCTTGGTCTCGTAGCCGCGCTGGGCCACCACCTTGCCTTCCACCAAGGGAGAGACGAAGGGGGTGATGCGCGGCTTGCCATCGACAACGTCGAAGAAAATCTCCTCCGTGTCGGACCGCGATACGGTGGAGAAGAAGGTCCGGGCCAGGAACTGGACCGGCTCGGCGTTGGAGGCGACGATTCCTTCGATGACGCGCTCCAACCGGCCGGTGTCATAAGCGTTGATCGGCATGGTTTTAGGCTCCCACAACAGGTTTAAGGAAAATGCTCCGGGACCTGAGCCCCGGCTTGGCGGTGGTTTTGTCGTGCCCGGTGCCGAACTGGACGGCGTCCTCGTTAAAGCAGCCGGTAAACCAGACAGCCGCCTTGGTGGCGGCGGCGCTGGCGTCGATATCGGCCTGCAGGACGGCGATGGGCGTCTCGGAGCCATCGACGGCGGCGGCCGCCGAAAGCTTAAACTCGCCCGAAGCCGTCACCTCGCCCAGCACGGCGCCCGCCGTCAGGGTCTCGCCGACGGCGATGGTCACGGTGTCGGTATGACGGGGAAAATCGCCGGCCAAGAGGTTCTCTTGGGTAAAGGCATCGACATTGCCGAAATTAGGGTCTCGTAGCGCCAT